ATGCAAAATGCACAGAATAGAAAATATCTAGATATATCGCCGGTCGGTGTGTCGCGCATCTTTTCTTGTGCGAAATCGACAAAGATAGTTCGCGTGACTACTTCTCAAGTTTTGGCTAGCCGCGCGGTCAAGAATTATTTAGCGCGGCGTGGGTGTCCTATGGGCACCCTCGCGAAAGAAGCGGGTATGAAACCCGCTCGGTTTTACGAGCGCCTACGAGGCCGCTCGAAATGGACTGTTGATGAATTGTTCGCCCTCGCAGACGCGGGCGTTCAAATCCCTGGCATTGATCCGACTTTCATCCCCGCATGGTTGGAGGGTGCCCAATGAGTGAAGGAATAAAAAGGGGGCAGGTAGTCGGTAGTACCGTCCGTGAAGCCCTAACGGCAATCATTGACGATATTGGAGATCACCAAGTGCTAGCCCTTGCTTTGATCTCAATGGGTCAACCCGACTGTGCCCAGGCTGTCGTTACTGTAAACCCCGCTCAAACGCCTTATAGCGCTATCCAGGCCGTAGATTATGCGACTTCCAAGCTCCAAAACGCGCTAAAAGTCGCTCTAGTTCAAAGGGGAAACTATGAAGACTAATTGGTTTATCGCCGGGGCATGGGCCTGTCTAGCTGTTTCGTTTGTCTCGCTAATGCTTGTTATCGCCCTGTTCATGCTGCCTTTTGACGTGTTCGGGGGCATAACCAGGGCAGCGGCAATGACATTCGCCAGCGCGCTAACAAGCTATCTGACCCTTATCGGCGCGTTTGTCCTATCCCTACTTGACCAAGTAAGGGGTCGGTAAATGGGTGCCGCGCCAGAGCCTAATGCTTCGTGGCCTTTGCCGTCGCTTTTGACCTCACTTAAGCGCGCTCATTGGGGTGTGCTTACCGGTGGCAGGCGGCAAGGCGTTCGCTCAACGCTCGAGGGCCTTGCCGCTCAACTTCCACATGTGAAAGCCCAAGGGCGAACAACAGTGCTACAGATCGCCGGGGCGGCTGGCCTCTCGGAAGACTGGTGCCGCCAGTGCTTGCGCTGTCTAGAGGACATGGGCGTAATCGTTTGGCACAGGGGAACTATTTTCGAGGGAAAACCGATACCGTCTACGTTCCGAATCGTAAAGAAGAAGCTAGTACAGCTAATCCGCATCGCGCGCGGGGAATCGTCTAGGCGCCTTGCTCAGGCTCGCAAGGCATTTGATGCACGACTTTCGCGCCTTAAGAGGAATAGTTTACCGCCGTATAAGAGGGAAAACGCGGCCCTCCGTACAGAACCCAGTAGGGGCCTCACCACCTATAAAGGTGAGTCGCCTACGGCGGCGAACTCACCGCAGACCAATAATTCCGCAAAGGCTGAAAGCCGAAAGAAAATGCCAGCTATCCCAAATGATATTCCAGCTCATAGACTCGCCCACCCCTGTCCGCATGGCCACCAGTCGGCTAGCCGATGTGCACAGTGCCGTTATAACGCGATGGACGCTAACCAGATAGCCGAATGGCAAGCCGAACGCATGAACTCCCTAGGAGGGTATTACCAGACCATCCCCGCGGCCCCTATAACTCACCTCAGTGCCCAGGTAGAGGTATTGGTAGCCAAAGGCCTTAGCGGGGCAAAGATAGCCCTCGCAATGGCAAAGAAGAAGCGAGAACAGCATGTGCGCTAATGATCTAGCCCAAGCACGGATAGAGCGGGCGCTAGAGGACGTGGCAGCGGCAATTAGCGCCCTGGAAGTCGTTGAGTCAATGCTAAAGACCCCACTATCTGCCAAGGCGACCAGGTTCCCGCAAACGCGCGCAGTACAGCAAGCCCGCGCGGCTTTGGGTATGAGCGTTGACAACCTCGTCATAGCCGAATCGTTCTTACGCGCCCGCAAACGCCAGCTAGCGGCGCTACAGCAAAAGAAGGGGGTGGGGGTATGAGAGCGTGGACCGGTAAGGAGAAAAAGCGGTGGGGGCCCCTCATTATCGGTACCTATGGGGCTAAGTGCTGGATATGCGGACGCCCGATCAATCTAGCGTTGAAACATCCACATAAAGAATCATTCACAATTGACCATGTTCGCCCGCGCGCGCTTGGCGGCTCCAACTCACTTGCTAACCTTCGTCCCGCGCATCTTGTCTGCAACTCGAGGAAAGGAAAGCAAGTGAAAGTCACGCGAAATCCGGAGGACAACAGCGACTTTTTTAAGTGAACCAGGTGCCAGGAGATCCCGCGCCAGCATAGAAGTTTATCTATAAACCAAATAAAAAAACGCCCCCACGAAAGAGGGTGAAACCAGCAAAATAAAGCAAAAAAATAGACCTGAAAAGAGAGCAAAAAAGTGTCAAAAACACCCCAACTTTTCCACATTGGACCCGAAACCGACGAACCAACCCCCTTAGAGCTCGCAGCCAAGAACCATTTAGCCTATTTGAAAGACCAAGGCCTACTAGGCAAGCAACATGAGCTAATATCACAGCTCGTTCTAGACCTAGCGAAAGCGGTAGGAGTAGGGGCACAGTCCGCTAAAACCTCAACCCCGCTCGCAGCCGCCCAATTACTCGCAGCAATGGAGCGCCTACCACAAATGCCAGACGCTACCACCGCAGACCAGCTACAAAAGACTCTCAAGGGACTAAGCACAAAGTGAGAGAGGACGAACTCACCGCCCGCGCCGCCTCGGACTGGAACAAGTTCTTAGCTGGGGATGAAAAACGCGCCGCCCCGCCCAAATACGCCACCAGCCCAAAGGCAGGGGCCGATAACGAGCTAGAGCTAATCGAATCTGTCTCTAAGGGCCTTGACGCCCCCTTGTTGCAATGGCAGCGATACGTTACCCGCGTAGCTACCGAAAAGACCGAGGACGGCGAATACCGGTACAAAATCGTAATCGTCACAGTTCCGCGCCAATCGGGAAAAACAACGTTAATGCGCGCGATCCTTACCGCGCGCCTGTTAACCCGGCCCGGCTTCGTCGGACGGTTCACCGCGCAAAACGGCGCAAAAGCGCGGGAGCGTTTCGCAGACCTGATTAAGATCTTCGAAAAAGACGGCAACCCGCTAGCCCCCTTCGTGAGAATCAAGCGAGGGATAGGCGCGGAATCCATCGAAGCGAAATGGAACGCTAGCGCGGATCTGAAACCTTTCGCCCCAACCCTGAAAAATGGCCACGGCGACACCCCGACTTGCGTTTTTCTTGATGAAGCCTGGGCATTTGATACCGGGGCCGGAACCGGGCTACTTGGCGCGCTTATCCCGTCTATGCAAACCATCAAAGACCGTCAATTTTGGATTATCTCGACCGCTGGCAACCTCAATTCGACATTTTTCAAGGAATGGGTAGACAAAGGCCGCGCCGCCCTGGATGACCCGCACGCCCCTATAGCGTTTTTTGAATGGTCAAAACCCGACAGCCTAGACCTTGCAGACATTAGCGCTTGGGAACAGTTCCACCCCGCCTGTGGAGCCCCGCCCCTGGGCATCGTTTCAGCGCAGACGCTAACGAGTGACGCGGCCCTCGTGCCCGTGGTAGAGCGAGAACGCGCTTACGGCAATCTCTGGCAGGCAGAGGACGAAAAAACCGTAATACCCCTTACCGACTGGGACGCGTGCGAGGGCAACCTCGAAGCCCCCGGAAAAGGCGTTGACGTAGTGCTCGCATACGAGGTGGCAGGATTCAACGAGCACGCTTGCGTTGTCGCAGCGTGGAAGAACGAGGGCGAAAAAGTCTGTATCAAGACCGTCAAAAGCGCACCCGGTACCGATTGGATACTGCCCACCCTCGAAGACCTACGCACACGGCTTAGCCCGCGCGCTATCTTGGCAGATGACGGCGGCGCGACACGCGAAATTACTGATCTAGCCCGCCTGAAAGGCATCGAGGTATACACCCTTAGGCCCCGTGAGTTCGCCACTGCTACTAGCGCTTTCATAGACGGGATAAAGACCGGACGGATAACGCACGGAGGCAGTGCGGAAATGCGCGCGTGTGCCCAGCGCGCCGCCCTTAGACCCATGGCAGACGCCTACGTTTGGTACCGGCGCGGTTCCAACGGACCGATAGACGATCTCATTGCCGCCACCGTCGCATACCGGGGCGCTCTCATGGCTCCACCGCCCGCGCCGGGCCCGCTAATAGCTTTCACATAATCCACAGGCCAAACCGCGCCACCACGCGCAAAAACCAAACCCACCCGGCCCGCGCCGGGCCCCGCCTGTCATAGGGCCCTGGCAGTCTTTGGGGCATGAAGCTCTTTGACTACCTCGGTATCACCACCCCGCGCGCGGGCGTGCTATCCCCGGTCGCTGACAACTCGAACCTAGAGCGCATAACCTTCGAAAGCCTGTTCGGTGACCTCGACAACCTACCAGTGGGCAGAGAACAAGCCAAAAGGCTAGGAGTAGTATCGCGCGCGGTACAAATCATTAGCGGTCAAATCTCCCTAATGCCAATGGTGGCAATGAAAGGTACCAAAGCCACCCAAAACGCTTTCATCACCCAGCCGGAAAAACTACGCCCCCGGATCGCTACCTTGCGCGACACAGTAGAAGACCTGATCTTTACCGGGACGGCATTTTGGAAAATAACCGGCTATGACAGCGCCGGTCAAGTCCGCAACGCCAAATACATTAGCGGCGAAAAAGCCAAAGATGTTCCAGCCTCCGAGTTGATCTACTTCGAAGGACCACACACCGGCGTACTACGCGGCGGGGCAGGCGCCGCCCTTAGGGACGCGCTCAAGGCCCGCAAAGCCGCCCGCCTGGCAGCCGCGAACCCCGTCCCCTCGGTCGAACTCCACCAAACCCAGGGCGACCCGCTCACCCCCGAAGAAATAAGGGGATTAATCGACTCATGGAACGCAAATCAATCGCGTTCTAAGACGGCATTTACCAACCAGTCCTTAGAAGTCAAAACGCACGGACAAGCCGCTGAACAACTCCTAGCGAAATCGCTAGAGGACTCAGCAATCGAACTCGCGCGCCTGTTTAATCTGCCCGCCTGGGCAATAGACGGGGCCGTACACGGATCTTCGGTTACCTACTCTAATAGCCCCTCAAGGGCCCGCGAGCTCGTCGACTTTACCCTTGCCCCATACATGGAATCAATCGCGCAACGGCTCAGCATGGACGACGTTTTACCCCGCGGGACGTGGTGCCGCTTCGACACCTCGAACATCCTCCGTCAAGACGTAAAAACGCGCATGGAAGCCTACAAAACCGCCATCGAAATAGGCGTCTACACCGTCGAAGACTGTAGAGGCCTAGAGACCGGCATACCCCTCGAATAGGAAAAACAATGACTACGCTATCTTTTGCCACCCCCGCCACCACCAACGAGAACGGCCGCACCATTAGCGGACTCGTAGCCCCATACGGCAAGCCCGGCTACGCATCTACCGGAAAAACGCAAATCCGCGCCGGGGCTATCACCGTGCCTGAAGAGATAAAGCGGGTAAAGCTCCTACTCGATCACGATCCGGCCCGCCCGGTCGGCTATGCCACCGCCGCCGAAGAAAAGGAAGACGGCCTACACATGTCATTTACCCTGGCAGACACCCCAGCCGGTAACGCCGCCCTCGCAGAGGCCCGCGCCGGTCTAAGAGACGGTCTATCGGTTCGAGTGCAAGCCACCGAGGAGGACGGAATCGTTCAGCGGGCCGGGCTATGCGAGGTAGTAAACGCCGATCTAATCGAATGCTCACTAGTAGCTATCCCCGCCTTCGCAGACGCCCGCATAAGCGAGGGCGTAAAGGCCGCTTTTATCAACCCAGAAACACCAACCAAGGAAGAGGAAACCATGACAAACACCAAGACCAAGCCCGTCGAAGATACTGAAAAGGTAGAGGCAAAACCCGGCGAAACCACCGGCGGCGAAATGCGCGCCGCAATGGCAGAACAAGCACCAAAACCCAAAAAGGTGACCGCTGCCAGCATCGCCCACACGGTCGCTACAGTTATGGCATCCGGGGGCAACGCCTCCGAAGTCCGGGCCGCGCTATCCGATATCACCCCAGAGGTCGACAAAGCCAACGGCATTGCCCCGAACCGCCCCGCCTACCTAGGAGAGCTTTGGACCGCCTCCAACATCGACCGGCCTTTCATTGACGCGATCACTACCAAGCCACTCACGGCGATGAAGATGTGGGGATTCAAATGGAAGAAACGCGCCACGGTTGACGAATACGCGGGCAACAAGAAAGACATCCCCAGCTCTACCGTAGAGACCGAGGCCCTCGAGGCCGTGGCCAAGCGCTACGCCGGCGGCTGGGACATCGACCGAATCTTCGTTGACCTCGGTGACGCTTCCGTTATCAACTCCATCTTTGCCCACGCTGTAGACGACTACCGCCTAAAGACCGAGGCCGCAGTAGCTAAGACTATCCAGGAAAAAGCCACCGCAGTCGATGGGTCCAAGACAGTGCTCGAGGCCCTCGCAGCCCTTGGAACCCGCGCATCGAAGATCGGATCACGCCTTGACTTCGTAGCCCTTTCGGCCCAGGCATGGGCAGAGCTGGCAGCAATCCCACGCGACATGCTGCCCTGGTGGATTACTGGCTCGCTCAACCTCGCAGGCGGCGGGAATGTGGCCGGGCTGAAACTGTTCACCGCGCCCGCCCTAACTGGCAACACCGTTATTGCTGGTGATAAGCGCGCCGCGACGTTCTTCGAAAAGCCCCCGATCAGGGTAGACGCAATCGACCTCGCCCACGGCGGCGTTGACCTTGGCGTATTCGGATACGCGGCAACTCTAGTAGAAGGCGCCGAAGCGATATTCAAGGCAACCGTAACCGCCCCCGCCCACACCGAGGCAGCATGAAACTCGACGGCGACAGCCTCACGCTACTAACCGGCATGTGGGCAAAGCTCAACACCAATGCAGGAAACTACGACCATGCGTGCCTAAAAGAATGCGCCGAAGCCGTGGTAGCCCTACTTGAGTCTTTGCCCACCGTCCCGGTGGACGCATCGGGGGAAACCCCCGCGCGGGTACGCCTTGCCGCGATGATGCTTACCGCCCGCCTATATCGGCGGCGAAACTCACTAACCGGCATCGAGACAATCGCAGACCTAGGCACCTCCTACGTAGCCCGCTATGACCCCGATATTGCCCGAATGCTACGGATCGACGCTTTCACCCCTCCACAGATCGGCTAAAACAATGGGACGTCTACAAGAGGCTCTACAGGCCTTGGCAGAGCGCCTAACCGAGGCCGGACTACCCGCCACCGCCGGGGTAGAAGGTCTAACAGTACCAGGGGCAATACTTGCCCCCGAAAGACTCGAATACAACCGCCTTGGACGATTCTTAGAGGCCACCATAGAGGTAGTAGCGCTAGCCCCGGCAAACAGCTACGAGCTCGACTACCTCGAACAGGCATCCGCCTCGATCCGAGCCGCATTCGGAATTGACCAGTTAGAGTTTGGCACTTTCACCCTTCCATCCCTTAGTCCGGACCCGCTGCCATGCGTAACCGGAAAAATAACCATCGAAATAACAGGAGCATAAAAATGAGTAAGAGCCCGCGCATTATCGAAATGGGACCCGGCACCCTCGTTATCGGAGCCTCAGAAACCATATGCGCTATGGAACACCAAGTGCTAGAGGCAACGCTAAAACCCGACGCCAAGCACGAAAAACCCATGCGAGTACTCTCAGGGGACTACATCCCCGGCACCCGCTCCGAATCATGGACCCTATCAGGCAAGCTTGCCCAGGACACCGGAGAAGAGGACTCGGTACAAGACTGGCTATTCGACCATCGCGGCCAAGAATACCCCTTCGAGTTCACCCCACGAAATGCACGCAAGCAAAAATTCCAAGGCAACCTAATCGTCGAAGCTACCGCCATTGGTGGCCAGTCCGGGACAAAGCCCGATACCGAATTTGAGTTCGAGCTAGTCGGGGCACCAATTAGGCAGAAACTAGGCTAATGCTCTCCGGGACCGAGTTCGCAAAGGTAGAGGTAGAAGGCGCCCGCAAACTCAGGCGCGAACTACGCCGCGCGGGCCGCTCACTCGATGACCTGAAAGAGGCAGGGCGGGCGGCGGCGAACATCGTCGCAGAGCGCGCCCGCACCCTCGCCCCGAAAGGCCCCAGCGGCAATCTCAGCGCGGACATCCGCGCCGGGAACATCGCAACCGGAGGAATAGTAAAAACCGGGCGTAAACGCATCCCCTACGCCGGTCCTATTCATTGGGGCTGGCTCAAAGTGGGGGCCAACTACTCAGGGGGCAAATACAAGCCCGGCCAAAAAAGAAACATCAAGCCAAATCCGTTCCTATCGAACGCAGCTACCGAGACCGAACGGATATGGGTACCCGTATACGAAAAATACTTAGAAAAAGTCCTAGACGATTTGAAAGGAAAAGAAATATGAACATAGTCGAATCAACCGCACTCCTAGAGCGAGAAGACGGAACCCTACGAGAAGTAACCGTACGCTGTGACCAACGCGACTTGCGCGCCTGGGAACTCTACGCCAAACGCAACCGGCTAGACGATATGACTAAAATGCCGCTTACAGCATCGGCATTCACCGTCTATAACGCTCTGAAACGAACCGGCGAAATCGAAGCGGGAACGACTTTTGAGGCGTTCAACGACACCCTAATTTGTCAAAGCGATGAAGCCGTAGAAGTAAACCCTACTCTGGCCTCCTAGAGGCAGTCGTAGAACTAGCCACCCTAACCGGCATCCCTTTCACGCAGTGGGTGGAAGAAGAACCCGAGGTCATAGCCACCGCGATCAAGGTAATCAATAGAAGGGCAGAAAATGGGTAAAACCGCTATCGTTTCCGTGCGCATCTTAGGAGACGCAGCCGGGGCAAAACGCGCCACCAAAGAAACAGAAAGCGCCCTTGGCAAGCTCGAAGGCAAACTAAAAGGCATTACCGCCCCCGCCGCCCTGGCCGGGGGCGCGGTGGCCGCTATGGCCACTCAAGCCGGTCGCGCAGCCTCGAATCTACAGCAATCCACCGGGGCGGTCGCAACCGTGTTCAAGGACCAGGCTAAACAGGTCGAAAACTTCGCTGCCTCAGCTGCTACCACCATGGGGTTATCTGCGAACCAGTATCAAGAAATGGCCTCCGTGATGGGCTCGCAGCTAAAGAACCTGGGGGTAAACCAAGACCAGCTAGTAGGCAAGACCTCCGACCTTATCCGCCTTGGCTCTGACCTGGCAGCGACCTACGGGGGCGAAACCTCCGAGGCCGTGCAAGCCCTTAGCGCCCTCATGCGCGGGGAAGCCGATCCGATCGAACGCTACGGCGTGTCGATAAAGAAGAATGACATAAACGCGCGCATGGCTAAAGAAGGCCTCACCGGCCTCACCGGGGCAGCGCTGAAACAGGCGGAAACGCAAACCATGCTGAAAATGCTGTATGAACAGACCTCGGACGCGCAAGGCCAATTCAAACGCGAGACAGACTCCGAGGCCGGATCAAGGCAAATACTCAACGCCCAATACGAGAACACCAAGGCTAAGCTCGGTGAAACGCTCTTACCGATTATGACTAAGGCTAACGAGGTACTCCTAAGTGCGGTTAGCTTTGCTGGCAGGCACACTACCGCCGTCGGCATTTTGGCGGGGGCGATTGGTACCGCCGCCGCTGTAGTCATAGGTCTAAACGCGGCGCTAAAGATACACACCGCCGTATCTAACGCCGCGAAACTCGCAACCATGGGGGTTGCAGCGGCGTCGAAAATATGGGCCGGGGCGCAGTGGCTCCTAAACGTTGCTCTCAACGCTAACCCCGTAGGTCTACTCGTTGCCGGGATTGGGTTGCTTATTGGTGCCTTCGTTCTTGCCTATAACAAGTCTGAGACATTCCGCAATGCCGTTCACTGGCTCGGAGAAAAGATCAAGTCTGTTTGGGAAAACTACATCAAACCCTTTTGGGACAAAATATCGGGCGCTTGGTCGGCTGTGTCTAATTGGTATTCCACAGGGCACGCAGGCGCGCACTTTTCCGCCAACGGTCCTACTTGGGAGCTAGTCAGCACGCACGCCGCCTATTTTTCAACCCAACAGCGTCCCCAATCGGAGGGAAAGAACATAAACATCACGGTCAATGGGGCGCTAGATCCGGTAGGGGTAGCAAACCAAATCAAAGGCATTCTAGATAGCCAATCGCTACGACTGGCAGGGGGGCGAACATGGTAGCAACCACTGCCCCGAACGTCATAGTAGGAGGCACTAACTACACCCAGTTATGGGAGTACCCAACCGCCCTAGCCGGACTAACCCTCCGTTGGGGTAGATCCGGGGCGGGGGCACAACCGGAAACCCCTACCGCCCAATTCACTATCCTTTACGACCAGGAAGACCCAGAGGCCGCACGTATCGCGCAAGCCGATCTAAGGCCCGGCCAAGCCGTAGTAATAGAAGATGACAATTTTGCCCCGCCCCTGTTCTTCGGGTGGGTATCCAATGTTGAGCATTCCGACTACACCAGTCGCGTTATCGCGGTGGGGTGGGAATGCCTGTTAGAAAAAGAAATAGACCTCGGATACCGGCCGGTCGAACCATGCCAAAGCCGGGTAGACGCAATCTTGACCGCACTACCCATACCGGTCAAACGCGTGCCCTTTGCCCCATATGACCCCAATAAGAACTTCCAAGTAACCCCGTATCCGCCTAACGTGACTTTGAACGCCAAAGACGACATGAAAGGCACCGCCATAAGTCTACTTAGAGATGTGGCGAAAACTACCGGGGCGGTGTGCTGGCCATACGTCCAAGGCAAAAAAGGCGAATTTGCTATATGCTTCGAGGCCCCAATATCACGCTACCCAGGCCGGGGCGCGCTCCTATATGACACTATGCGCCACTTCGACGCCGACATAATCCAGGCCCCTATCACCTTTCATCAAGACGTCGCAAGCTGCCCACCAGAGCTAACCGTAACCTACTACAAAGGCTTTTCGGGTTAA